TTATAATACAAAATTGATTTCCTCTGTGTTGAAAATCTCTTGAACGAAAGATAGGTAAGGAAGAAAAGAACTCATTCTTTATTCCCTGTTGAATTGTTTCTTCTACGTTTACTTTCCAAGCATTAGTAGATGCGACTGCCATTCTTACCTCGATAGAATTGTTTGAAATCTTTACGAGTCATTTTAACAGAACGCATAGAAGGATTATCTACCTCTTCATAGATTCCAGATACTTCTACTTCCCACTCATCATTCTGCGTTGCAGTAGATGCGTCTGATGAACCCTGAAATCTTACTTGTAAGCCACCTACCAATTCTTGATAATCGCCATTAATAATTTCATCTTGTAATACTAAATTGTTTTTCAATCCATCGGTATCTTTAGCATAGACAGAATACTTAGCAGTTCCTATAGCACCAGCAGTAGTCACAATCACTTTTAATCTATCGTAGCTACCATAGTAATTTCCTCTAGTGTCAACAATATTAAGACTTCCAGACACAGAGATTTGTCTAACAATACCTTTAGAAGCATCGCCAGTATTTTGGAAAGCAAGTTTAGCCCTACCTGCATTTAAATCTTCTATGTGCATTGTTGCTTCTTCAAACAATGCTTCTGCTATTTCACTTGTTGGGTCTTTTCCTTTTACTAAAAAGAACGCTGCAACTAAAGAAGTTAAGCGTCTAATAAGATAATCGTATGTACCATCTTTTAATAAAAATTGCTCTCTTGGAAGCGTAGCATCTAATTTAGAGTCTACATAGTCACTTGCGTCTTTCATTACTCTATTCTTCAGTGTAACAAAATCCTCTCCTGCTTCCATTAATAAATCATCAGGACTATTTGCGTCGTTGTAATAATATACTGCATCTTCTGATTCTTCATAGTACCATTTACCATTAGAGTTTACATCAGTCTTTGATGCTTCTGCTGAACCTAAATCTTTTCCATCTACAAATAATTGTGTTACTAATCCAGAGTCGTGAGAAACATATCTACTGACTGAATCTACTACCCAACCATATAATGGTTTTTTTGTATCAAATTCATCTAAATTTGGAAAGGTATCTTTTAAATCTCGTGATGTTATATATGTAGGCATTTACTCTCCTTTAGCTCTTTTGTACCACCCATACCAAAATTTTTCTTGCGTAGGGTTCTCTGAAATTAACAAAGAATAGAATAAAATTCTATAAGAAACAAATCTATCTGGCTCTAATCTTTTACACGCAGAGATAGTCGCTGCACCAATTAGTCCATCTTCTTTGATTTCAAAGGTGTTTTTATTATTACACGCCTGTTGCAATATCTTTACTGCTCTGCGTTGTCCAGTGTTTACTACACAATCAAAATATGGATAGCGTAGATGTTCTGGTAATTTTTGTGCTTTGGAAGGAATCCAATAATCATTATAGTAGATTTCTTTTGCTTGTTCTCTGCTAAGTTCTTTGATGTTGAGGTGAGGATAGAATCGTTTGGTTATACCATACTTTGTTTCCCCACCTAAATCATCTTTATCATTGACATAACCTCCCTCGTGTTCGAGGACTTTTTCAATGATTTCGTTAAATTCCATTATGCCGACTTCTTCACTTTTTCGAACGAACGCATTCCCCCAAGACCAAGCATACCTAAAAGTATTGTCGTTAGGGTTGTCATATCGAACACTGGTAAATCCACTTGATAACCAAATGAATATAACAGAAAGACTAAGAAGGGTTGTAGTACGAAATGATAGCATAGTGCTACTCCACAAGTCCACCCAACAAAAGGACGCCACCCAGATACAAATAAGCTGTTGCTATTAGCTTCAACTTTATTGACCTCAATTTGCGCCTTGTTGATTTCTTGTATGAGTTCTGCTTTTTCAGATTTATCAAGTGTAAAGTCATCGATTTTATCTACTACTTTTTCTATGATTCCTGCGACTACATTTAACTTAGGCATCTTCCTTCTCTTCTTTCAAAGAAGAATTTAATTCAGTTGAAAAATGGTTTTTAGCTGCTTGTAATTGTTGTGCTTGAAAATTCAACCTTCCAAGTTGCATATCCAAATCTCTGATTTGATTTACCATTATTTTCTGTTCGTCTTGCAAGTCGTCAAAGTTTACTTCTTTTCCGTCCTCTAATACGATTTTAAATTCATCTTGTTTTTTTTCTTTAGACATCTGTCCTCCAGTATGATTAATAATACTGAATATAACAAATTAAGAATATCTACGCATTCTTTTTCTTGTTTTGCGAGAATACTTAGCTCGTTGCTTTCCTGCTTTAGTTGCTTTGCGTTTCTTACGAGTTTCGTATGCGTATTCTGATGCACTTAGTGCTTTAAGTAGTCGTTGTGGTAGGTATCTTTCGCCAGTCTTTTTAGAAGGTTTCCCTGACTTAGTACCCCATTTTTGTTTTGTCCATCTGCGTAGACTTTTCTGTGATTTTTTGAGAGCCACTATCTATAACCTCCACCTGCTCGTTTGTAAGCAAGTGCTAACATCTGTGCTTTTCTTGCACTCCATTGTCCAGGATTACCACCTTTATTCCCTCTTAGGATTTTATTGAATAAACGCTTTCTCAGCGTAGGTTTAGTATAGTTTCCTGCTTGATTGACTCTCGATTTTTTATGTTTTGGCATTATCGAACTTCTTTTCTTATATCTTCTATAATAGTTCTTTCATCAAAGCTCATACTAATACCAGGTTGAAATCTTTTTATCTCTACACCTTCTTTTAATACAATAATAGTAGGAACTATTTCAATATCCCATTCTTTTACTATGGTAGCACCAATCGTTTTATCTTCAATATCTATCTCTGCAATATAACAGAGCTTATCTAATTGTTCTATTTTTACTCTATTGCCATAATTCCAAGATGCGTTTACTTGTACTACTGCACAATTCTGTACATTCAATAACTGTACATCTTGAAAGCTATCCAAAGATACTGATTGTGAATATAGCGATGATGTAGATAACCCAAGCACCAACAGCAACATATTTATCATATTTCTCATAATTGCTCTCCATTAATCATTTCTCATATCTAAAAGAGTTTCTTGAATCATTCTGGTATCTTCTTTGATGTCATCTACTTTATCTTCAAGTTTTTCTACCTTTTCTTCAGTATTCAAAATAGAATTACGAATCATTTGGTCTTTTAAATCGTATTCTGTTCTACTGATAGGTGGCTCTGGTAATAATTTGGCTTCTTCAATATCTGCTTGAAGTTTAAACCATAAACCAACTACCATAAAGATTGTTACCCCTATACTAACGATTGTTTCCAAACTCAGTGTAAATTTTGTGCTTTTATTTAATTCCATTGTATTTCCTTACCATTTTACTTTATTCGCCCAATATGCTGCACTCATACGCCCTTTGCGAATGTTTTTAGCGTGTCGTGCTTTAAATGCCCTTCTTCTTGCTTTCTGTGCAGGTGACTTCGGACTCTTCCCTGCTCCTCTTACCCCTTGTTGACCAAAACGGATTAACTTTACTTTTCCACCAGACTTTGCTAATACTGCGTGTGATTTCTTAGGGTGCTTTGGTGTTCTCTTAGGTTTATTATATCCTGCAAAGCGTACTCCTCTGTATGTAATAGCCATTAGTCTTGTACCTCTTGTAACATAAATTTATATTTCTTACCATTTCTTCTGTTAATGATAAACAAGTCCTCTTCTCCCTCTTGGATTACATAACTACCCCAAGTTCCATCAACATCGTTTTGTGAACCTTCGTTTGATAAATCTAAGTCAGCAGAGTGAACTACTCCCCATCGTTTTGATAATGAACCTAAATCTTGAGTACCATCTCCTGCAGGAATAAAATCTCCATCTGAATTAATTTGTATTTTTTCTGTGCCACCAATACCAAATTTTATTGTGCTACTTGAACCTGCATCAATACCTACATTTCCACTATGGTCGTAAGCAGTACCATTAGCACCCACACTTAACACAGAACCACCTGAATAAGTGCTACCATAAGTAAGTAAACCTAATCCGTTATCAGAGTCATTATGGAAATATGATATTAAAGCACCCCCAGCAGCAGTATCTTTAAATCTTACATCTCCACTAACATCTAATTTATATCCAGGTAAGTTAGTTCCTATACCGACATTTTGAGAACTATCTATTCTCATAGCTTCAGCATTACCTGAATACCATACGTGTCCACTTGTATTTGCAGAAGCACCATAAAGCATAAATCCACCTGCAAAAGAATCTATTGGTCCAACATAAAAATTATTAATTGAATTTATACCCATACCTCTAAAACTTGTGCCTGAAGCATCTTTAAAGTATAAGTAAGTAGAATTATTTTTTAATCCTATATCCCCTGCAACATCTAATTTTAGACCTGGTGAGTCAGTTCCTATACCTACATTACCTGATTGGTCAATTCTCATTCTTTCTGCAGTTGTTCCACTACTTCTTGTATCAAATCTTAAGTATCCATTTGAGGCATCTACTCGTCTACCATAAATAGCACCTAATGCTTGTCCTGTGTTCCAACCACCTGTTGTTGATTGCCAATATATTCCTTGTCCTGAATCAGCAGAAGTTGAGTTAGCAGTAAGAAATAAATCTCCTGACATTAAATGTAGCTTTGTTGCAGGTGATGCAGTTCCTATACCGACATTACCTGAACCTCCAGGACTTAAAACTAAATCCCCACCATTAGTGTTAATTGTTCCTGGTGAAGTATTAAAGTTAATATAGCCATCTCCATTTCCATCAATAGCAGCAATAGTCATTACTTCAGTTCCACTATTATTTCTAATCTTAATAACTTCTTGTGAAGTATCTCCACCTGCCTTTACTTCTAATTTAGTTCCAGGTGAGTCAGTTCCTATACCGACATTATTAGGTGGTGTTAAGTTTAAGTGTCCTGTGCTTCCATCTAATGTTATGTAAGCAGTTGTTCCACCAGCACCATCATCTGACAATAACACTATATCTTTGTCATCAGCATTATTATAAATTTGCAAATCACCTTTTGTGTTATTAATAACAGCATTGGTATCATCGTGATAAAATTCAAAATCATTATTTGTTCCAAGCACTAATTTGATACTATCGTTTAATTGTATTCTATCATTTCTTGCATCAATGTTAATTATTGAAGTGCTACCATCATTTCTTACATTTATTAATCCACCATCTGTTCCACTATAAATATCTACTGCACCTACTGCTCCATTGTGTTCAAATCTTGCTTGGTCGCCACTTGCACCTTTTACTACAAACTTTTTGCTTGGTGATGTAGTTCCTATACCGACATTT